TTAAGTCAACTGAGCAGCAGCAATTTTCTTAGTATCTACTTTATCAGCAGCATTTGTATATTCGCCCATTTGGTCGAAATTCAAATATTTGTAGATGTCAGCAGACATACTGTCAATTTGAGCTGCATATTGTTGGTATTCTTCTGGAGTTGGTAATTTACCAAGTACAGCAGCAACAGATGCAAGCTCAGCAGACGCTAAGTAAACGTTAGAACCTTGGCCTAAACGGTTAGGGAAGTTACGTGTAGAAGTCGAAACAACAGTTGTGTTCGGCGCAACACGTGCTTGGTTACCCATACATAATGAACAACCAGGCATTTCTGTACGTGCACCAGCACGGCCATAAGTGTTATAGAAGCCTTCTTCCATTAACTGATGTTCGTCCATACGTGTTGGTGGAGCCAACCATAAACGAGTTGTTAATGAACCGCTTGGTACTTTCTCAAGTAACTGACCAGCAGCACGGAAGTGACCAATGTTAGTCATACAAGAACCGATGAATACTTCATCAATTTTGTCGCCTTGAACGTCAGAAAGAAGTTTTGCATCATCTGGATCGTTCGGGCAGCAAAGGATAGGTTCTTTGATTTCTGACAAGTCAATTTCATACACTTTAGTGTATTCAGCATCAGCATCAGCTTTAAGTAAGCTTGGGTTTGCTAACCATTTTTCCATGTTTTCAACACGGCGAGCCATCGTACGTGCATCACCATAACCTTGTGAAATCATCCACTTAAGCATTGTGATGTTAGAACGTAAATACTCAGCAACTTTCTCTTCTGAAAGTGTGATTGCACAACCAGCAGCTGAACGTTCAGCAGAAGCATCAGAAAGTTCGAATGCTTGCTCAACTGTTAAGTCAGTTTCCATTTCTGTTAAGTCGATTTCTAAGATACGACCAGAGAAGATGTTTTTCTTACCTTTTTTCTCAACAGTAAGATCGCCTTCTTTGATTGCATAGTAAGGAATCGCATGTACAAGGTCACGTAAAGTGATACCAGGCTGCATTTTACCTTTAAACTTAACAAGAACTGATTCAGGCATATCAAGTGGCATTACACCAGTTGCAGCAGCGAAAGCTACAAGACCAGAACCTGCTGGGAATGAAATACCAATTGGGAAACGAGTATGCGAGTCACCACCAGTACCTACTGTATCTGGAAGAAGCATACGGTTTAACCAAGAGTGGATAATACCGTCACCTGGACGTAAAGATACACCACCACGGTTCATGATGAAGTCTGGAAGTGTATGTTGCATTTGTACGTCAACTGGCTTTGGATAAGCAGCAGTGTGACAGAAAGACTGCATTACTAAGTCAGCAGAGAAGCCCAAGCAAGCTAAGTCTTTTAACTCATCACGAGTCATAGGACCAGTTGTATCTTGAGAACCAACTGTAGTCATTTTAGGCTCACAGTAAGTACCTGGACGGATACCTTGACCTTCTGGAAGACCACATGCGCGACCAACCATCTTCTGAGCTAAAGTGAAACCTTTGCCAGTGTCAGCTGGTTGTACTGGAGTACGGAATAATGTAGATGGAGCTAAACCTAAAGCTTCACGCGCTTTAGCAGTTAAGCCACGACCAATAATCAAGTTAATACGACCACCAGCACGTACTTCATCTAAAAGTACTGGAGTTTTAAGTTCAGACTCAGCGATTTGTTCGCCATTTTTGAACGCAGTTACTTTTGCTGCAGCATGATCGATTTTAAGAGTAACTTCGTCACCCATGTTCATGTTAGAAACATCGATCTCTACTGGTAATGCACCAGCATCTTCCATTGTGTTAAAGAAGATCGGAGCGATTTTACCGCCTAAGCACACACCACCGTCTTTTTTGTTTGGAATGTGAGCGATTTCATCACCAAAGAACCAAAGAACAGAGTTTGTTGCAGATTTACGAGATGAACCTGTACCAACAACGTCACCAACATAAGCAACTTGATTGCCTTTAGCAATGAGTTCTTTAATTTGGCTTAATGGACCAACTTCACCTGGTTTTTCAGGGTTGATACCATCACGCTCATTTTTCAACATTGCATTTGCATGCAATGGGATGTCTGGACGGCTCCATGCGTCTTGAGCTGGAGACAAGTCATCAGTGTTCGTTTCACCTGTTACTTTGAACACAGTGATTTTGATTTCTTCTGGTACATCTTTACGACTAGTGAACCATTCAGCATCAGCCCAAGATTGTAAAACAGCTTTTGCATTTGCATTGCCAGCTTTAGCTTTATCAGCTACGTCATGGAACGCATCAAATACAAGTAATGTTTTTTTCAAAGCTTCAGCAGCTAAGCTACCTAATTCAGCATCATCCAGAAGCTCAACTAAAGGCGCTACGTTATAGCCACCAAGCATCGTACCTAGTAAATAAACTGCACGTTCTTTAGAAACTAGCGGAGATGTCGCTTCGCCTTTTGCAATCGCTGCCAAGAAAGCTGCTTTTACGTAAGCTGCTTGGTCAACACCTGCAGGAACACGGTTTTCAAGCAAATCAACCAAGAATGCTTCTTCACCTGCCGGTGGGTTTTTTAATAACTCAACAAGTTGAGCAGTTTGAGCATCATCAAGTGGCTTCGGTGGGACTCCGAGTGCGGCACGTTCAGCAACGTGTTGGCGGTAAGCTTCTAGCACGGTGTTCATTCCTCTTTTTTTAAAAAATTACTTGTAAATTCCAGCTTTCACAAAGCTTCACAAGTAATATGGACTACAAAATTTTACTAGAGTTCAAGCCAAAAGTTAATGAGCGCGGGGTGTTTCTCCGTGATGCCCATTATTTTGTAACTAAATACCCGTGTATAAATAATGATCTTAATGACTGACTTATCATGCGGTATTTTAAGTTAAAAGAACACTCCACCTTAGTGGAGTGTTTGAGGATGTCTTATACACTTAGAATTTTTTGTAGTTTGGCATTTTGTCATGTGGGGTAACCAAACACTCATCTGTCATTTGTTTTCTAATCTTTTCTTGTAAGGCTTCTGGATTCGTTTTTAATTCGTCTTGTGGAATGGCGTAAACTTTTTCAATAATATTAAAGATGAATTTTTTCGTAATTTCGTCCTCAATTTTATTAGCATGCTCAATGGCTTGAGGCTTCTCAATTGCTTGCTGACGATCAAACAGAATACTTCTTGCTGCATTTCCCACACTTGTACAATAGCCATGCCATTGCTCTTCAGGTGTTAAAGGCTTTTTTTCTGTACAGCCGACTATTAACATGCCCATTAAAACAAATAAAACTTTTTTCATCATTACTCTACACAGACTATGCTGCCCACATCATACTGAATCTGACAGACTTTGCAAAAATTCTACTTATATGTCTTTATTTTTGCCCAACCTTCAATAAAAAACCGAGATGTTTTCATCTCGGTTTTTAGTGTTCTTCAAACCTTTAGAATCGCCAATTCTGTATGATTAATCTATATACATCTATAGCCAAACCTACTCTAGTATAAACACCAATAAAATAAACATTCTTGTGTTTTGGATAACTATATATAGATGTATTAGTCTTTATTGAACTATAGCTCAACAGTCTACAAATGAGTCTACAAATCTAAAAAATCATTTTCTCACAGCAAAAGTCTAATTTCCGACCAAATGCACAATGAAGCGCGACAAGTTACGACTAGTCATTATTTATCCACAACTTTTTAAATTTGAATTTATGCTCATCTCTAGAATATCATCTTGAATATGTTACAAAATCAAGCTAGGGGAAACATATGAGCGAAATTGCACCATCCATTATCCAGATAAAGCCTTATATAACTCAAGGTTTTGCTTTGTCTGATGTTATGTCTATCAAGCTAGTTGTACCTTCCTCTCATATGCTTATCCCTTATGCACTTGAGAAGATTTCAGCAGGTTTCCCAAGTCCAGCACAAGATTATGTAGATAAAGCGCTCGATATGAACGAGCACTTAATAAAAAATGAAACTGCAACGTTTATTGTCAAAGTTGCCTCCCTATCGATGCTCAACGCTGGCATAGATATTGATGACGAATTGATTGTGGATCGTAGTCTTGATGCAAAGCACGGCGATATCGTTATTGCACTAATTGACAATGAATTCACAGTTAAACGTTTAATGATCGATGAAAAAGGCCAATGGCTTAAAGCAGAGAATCCGGATTATAAAAATATTTATTTAGCGGATGGCCAAGAATTAATAATTTGGGGTGTTGTCACTCATATCATTAAAATGACACGGCATTAACTCATGAAACATGAGAACAAAGTATTTTTTCTCATCGATGTAAATAACATGTACGTCTCATGTGAACGAGTCTTTAATCCAAGTTTAAACAATAAACCAGTCATCGTTTTGTCAAATAACGATGGATGTGCCGTTGCGCGCAGCAATGAAGCAAAAAATTTAAATATAAAAATGGGGGTGCCATTATTCCAGATCAGAGACATAGTAAAAAAACACAATGTTATTGTTCTCTCTAGCAATTATGAACTTTACGCTGAAATGTCGCGCAGATTTCATAAGATTCTTGCATCGTATGTAACTGATGAAGAAGTTGAGAAATATTCAATAGATGAGTGTTTTGTTGATTTTTCAGCTTATGAAAAAAATTTTGACCTAGAAAAGGTCGCTCAGGATATGCGCCTAAAAATATGGAAATGGATTGGTTTGCCCGTGTGCGTAGGTATTGGTCGCAGCAAGACGGAGGCAAAGATATCCAATCATATAGCTAAGAAAAATCAAGGCTTTAACGGCGTTTGCGATCTCGTAAACATGGATCCGTGCAATAAAGAATATTACTTTGCTCAAATAGATGTGAGTGAAGTCTGGGGGGTCGGCCGTAAACATGCAAAAAAGTTGCAAAGCATGGGAATTAATACAGTGCTTGATCTAGCTTGTGCTGAACCACGTGAAATGCAAAAACGCTTTTCTATTGTTATGGCTCGTACTATTAACGAGCTACAAGGCATCTCTTGCCTAGAAATTGAAGACACTCCGCCATCTAAAAAGCAAATTATTAAGTCATGTTCTTTTGGTGCGAAAGTTACCGAACTTATTGACCTACAAGAAGCAATAGCCATGCATGCACAAGAAGCATGTAAGAGATTGAGAGATGATGAATCATTATGCGGCTGTCTTATTGTTTTTGTTCAATCAAGTCCTTTTGATGAAAATGTACCGTTTTATAACAAGTCAATAACCGGCTCATTTTCACAACCAACAGATTGTGCGTTAGATTTCGTAAAAGCTGCAACAAAAATGCTATCTCACATTTTTAAAGAAGGTATTAAGTATAAGAAGTGCGGTGTGATACTAACTGGGCTAGAACCCAAAACAGGTCACACTTATGACCTGCTCACAGATTTCGAAGCTATAGAAAAGAAAGAACAATTGATGAAAACACTAGAGAACGTACACACAAAATTCGGAAAGAAAAAACTCGGTATAAGTTCGTGTTATGTACCAGGTCGCAACTGGTCAATGTCACGAGACAAATTAACTAAGAATCCATTTAAATGGGATGAACTACCTTTAATAACTAAATGAGCAATTTTTTGCTCACTTTCGAAGGATTTTATCAATTTTGAGCAATTTTTTGCTCATTTTTCTATCAAAAACTTAAATGAAATTTCCATTTATTCGACTAGATTAATATTTATGATTATCTAAAATAAGCTAACCTCAGAAATACTCAAAGTTATGAATCAAAAAATTAAAGTTTTATTAATAGATACTATTGGTTGGATTACTTCCATTTGTATCATATTTTTCTTTTTCACTCTTTGGTTATATTCCTACAATCAAATTGATAACCCATTAAAAGAAGCTTGGTCCCTAATGGTAAGCATACTTTCAGCTTTAGCTACTATTGGGGCAGCAATAATTGCAGCTAGTTTATTTAATGATTGGAGAGATTCTCAAACAGGCTTAAATAGATCTGAACTTGCTAGAAATACACAAACATCTTTATATAAACTTGTAAGTTATCTTGATTATTATCATAAGTATGTAATGACACAAAAACATTTATGGAACTCAAAAAACTTCCCAGAGATTAGTAAAAATTTAATCGATCAGGCAGAAAAAATACCTAACGAATGTGAAGAAAGAAGAAGTATATTTCGCAATGAATGCGAAGAGCTCTATAAACAATTTCTGATCGATTTAAAGATTTATGAAAAGACCTTCGACTCCGATCTTAATCTAGATTTAGATCGAATCCGACATTACAGAGGATGTATTGGAGGAATGCTAAGAGACCTATCACAATCAAAATCAGCTTTTGAATTAAATGCAATGACAAATCATCTAAAGAATTCCGAAAAACTATTTAATAAAGAAATACTTGATATAGTAACTTCTGAAATGTCTCAATATATTAATTTAAAAGTAAAATAGTATTTTTATAAATACTAAGCTTTAAAAATCCTCAATTGAGGATTTTTTTTATTACTTTTACCCAAATATAGGCTTTGTTGCATAAAGCCTTTGAAGGTAAAGTTTTCCTAAGTTGCTAAAATTTAGGTTACAACTTGGGTATGAGGTCTGCCTAATTCTGTAAATTTATTTAATACGGCTACACGTGCATGGATCTCATTCACTTGGCTGTCAAAATTCCTTGAGTAGAGTTTATCGCCTAATAATTTGATGCAATGCATCTTGGTTTCGACCAAACTTCGCCGATGATAACCAGACCACTTTTTCCAAAGGGCTCTTCCTAGACGGAGGTCGATAAAATCACGGATAAGCGAAAACGTGAGCTTCTTCAAATGAATATATATATGATTTTGAATGACTATGATAAAGCGCATGCTTTAAATGATAAGCAGCTTGCACAGAAACCAAATGACACAGCACGACTTACATTTAGATGTCAGTTACTTTCACTACAAGGGAAAGAAGCCACTTCGATTAATAGGTGCTATGACTATGTGGCAGAGGTTCTAAAAGTAGAGCTGAACAAACCAGAAAATAAGAAGGACCCAAATTATAAGCAAGCTGAATTTTCATACTTACTTGTAAAGTATAAAGCTGGGCACCTTGAATACAAAGAGAAAATGAGGAAATTCATTGATAGTACAAATGATGAAGCTCTAAAAGCCTCTTTACAAACTGTCTACGATGCAGAAATAAATAATTAATTAAAAAGCCCTGAATATTCAGGGCTTTTTTTAAAGTGCTTTAACGCAAATAGATACGTTTACATTGCTATTGATTGTATGTGCCGTACAGCCACATAAAAGAAAGCTTAGTAATAGTAACTTCATTATGCTTCAGTAACTCTAATTGCTGTCACGCCACTTAATTGCGGTAAGTTGTAACGTTTGCTAGCTGGTTGAGTTGTACGACCATACCATCTGAATTCTTGAAAGTCAGAGTCATTATAAAGTGCATAACAAACTTTATTAGACTGATTGCCTCCAAGGCATACTAACTTTCCAGACTTTTTGTCACGGCCAACTACAAAACAAACATGCCCACCACCCTTTCGAGTTTTAATAGCTACACAACCGTAAGCGGGTTTAGCTAATTTTGTACCATAATTCACATAATCCAATGCACGGTACCAATGCTTAGGATAAGCAATTCCAGCTGATTTCAAGCAATGTGCAACGAAGGTCCCACACCAAGCCGTTTCATCGTCAGCCCACCAAGCCTTTAGCTCCGAGAGCCATTTTAAAATAGTTGGGTTATGCTGTTTACCAGGTATTTCTTGAAGGCCAAGATGCTTTTTTGCTTCTGCAATCCAAGCTAATTCATCAGGCTTTGTTGGTGTTGGGATATTCAATAAAGAATTGATCCCTACTAACTGGCCTGTTAATTGCGGGCCATTAAGTCGTGGTTGAGAAATTTTCTTTCCAATCCATGACAGAACAAGCATCAAAGTACCAGTAACAAATGCATGATATTTTTCAGGAATAACTTCATAATCAACACCCCATTGTAGTGCTGGCAATAAAATTAGCATGATGAATGCACCTACGGCGGGTAACTTAACAGATAGATACTGCCAAGCATTGTTTTCAATTAACTTCATTCATCTTTCCTCTTTCGTAAATTATCTTGCTCTAGAGCTTCTAAAGCTTTGATTCGTAATTCGCTTTCTTTTTCACGTAATTCACTTTCTTTACGTTCTCTGCGGTCACGTCTCCACTGAAAAATGAAACTTATGAATAGGCCAACAACAGCCACTATTGCACCTGTATAGCTCAACCAATTAATTGAAGTTAAAGAACCAAATGCGCTTGCTAAACCACTCCAGAAGGTAGTTTTATTAGCAAAAGTTGTGACTGTGACTTCAATTGCCTGATGATCAGACATGACCTATTCCCCACGTTTCATTTGGAGCTATTTTTGCAAGTGTTATTGTTCTAAATAGAGTATGGTTCCAAATACAAAGCACGAAAAAAGTCTGAATTAATCAGACTTTTCTACATGAAAACTATCGGCCTCTACTTGCTAGGGCATTTAATCCCTTAATGACTTCTTGACCTAATTTTAAGAATACGTTATGACGTTCAATTTCATTTTCTAAATACTTCTTGCGGTTTTCCCATGCTGATGAATTGAAGTAAGTACTTTCAAAACTCAAAGGCATTTTTAATGCATCCGATAAAGGCATTGGGCAGTTTTCAGAAATACTACTTGCTGTCTCAAGCAAAAGATCGGTCCAACTCTTTGATGATTCCTGTAAAGATGGAAGCGGTGCGAAATCGTGCAGGCGCGTCATCTGCACCTCTTTCCACTAAAATACCGTGGTTATCAACGCTTAACCGTAAATGAGTAAATAACTCATTGTTTAAATTATTAAAGTCTTTATAGCACAAATCAAAATCACTAGCTGGCATTTTCTTAATGAAATCTAGCCGCTGCTTAAATTGTTCTTCAAATAATTGAGGATTTGTTCTATCCGGCAATAAAGCTAAGTGCTCATGATTAGAATAACTCAACTGAAAAGCCATCATGCAGGCAATCCATTCAGCGACATTCTTACAATTTGCCTCTAAGAACTCCACTTCCATTCCAATAAGCTGTCTAACTGTAATTCCATTTTGAGTAGTTTCAGTTTTCCAATTATTTTCTGATTGAAGGAAAACTTTAGACCAGTCTGTGTTCACCTCCAACATAGTATTACTTTGTTTTTCAAGATACTTCAGCAGCAGTAAATATCGTTCTTGAATAGTTAAAACCAAAGGATCAAACACACTATCTAAAGCTGATTTAAGAAAAGCTGTAAGTCTTTTTTCATTTAAATTCGGCGCAATGATTGAAATTTTAAGACACTGCTCAAAACTCAATTCTTGCATTTGAAAAGTATTATCGCCTACATACACTGGATCAAAAGTAATCATTAGTTGCCTCCATACAATGAATAAATGTCTTTTGAATCCCATGCAGTTCGACTCATCAAACTTATATTCACGGCCAAACTTAACCGGTTACCTTTCTCATCAATTGGCGCAACAATTGGTGCAGAAACACTTTCAATAATGAAAGGTTTATAAGTTTTGCCGTGAGTTGTCAGAGACACAAAGGGTGGGATTACACCTGAAAACAACCCTTCTAAAGTTGAGTTTGAGTCATTAACCACATTCTGAAGTGTAGAATCAGAAGATAAAGAAACTGGAAGACTCCAAGCCTCTAATTGCATGATCCTGTCTTCAACTTCTGTTTTCGCATCACTAAAGGCAAGGAAGAAAATAGAAAGGTTGAGCCGTACTGAAGAAGTAGATAGGAATACTTGAGTTGTATTCACTTTAGTTAGATTGGTACGCCCTTCAACGCTCTGCATAGCATCTTGAACCCCAAGTTTTGATAAAACTTGAGCTATAGGATTACTTTGCATCTGTTCAGCGACTTGTGATAGCTGACCTGATTGTAAGCCTGCCATGAGCATAGGCATTTTTAGCTCAGGATTACTATTCTCAAATGGAGTTTGCCATTGGCTCTCAATGCTTTTATCACCGTCCGTTAATAAGGCTCTAATCACTGGCGAGCCAGCAATAGGATTCCCCTCTTTGTCACATAGAGAAAACTCTGCGTATTTGTGCTTTGAAATAGAACCATAGAATGGATCTGATTCATTACTTGGTAAATTAGTTTTTGCTGTATTTACAGCTGGTGCATAAGCTAAAGCTTTGGACATAAAAAAGCCCTACTCATTGAATAGGACCATTATTTACAAATATGAAAGTTTAAAAATTAGTTAGTTCCAACTCTACAAAAAATATTTTTAGTTTTCGATATCTTTATCATCACATTCAAGCCAAAAGACATCTTCAAACTTCTCGCATACACCAGCTTTTTTGAGTTCAGTGTAGATTAAAAAAGCCGTTTCAATTGTGATATTTTTTCCTTTTTCTGCGTCACTTATCTTCTTTCCCAGTACATGGTTATTTGAAATAAATCCGCATTGTTTCGCTAACTGATACGCCGTCATGCCGGCCTTATCTCGTAAGGCAATAATATTATTCTTAATCATCTCAATTCTCTAAAAAAGATAATTAATCATAACACAATAAGATTGCATTCTTTTTATATTTTAATTTATTTTAATATTGCATTATTTAAATACACTATATATAGTTATTCACAACAGGCTCTAAACCTGAAACAACAAAGCCCTTGCAGGCTACCAACCAAATGCAAGGGCTTCTATCAACAACCACGAAAGGATATTGATGTGTCTAATTTATCATACATACCACAAGTTGTACCATTTCATGATGCAGAACTTATGATTATTGAACATCATGGGCAGCCTTATACACCAATGAAACCTATCGTTGAAGCTATGGGGCTAGATTGGAAAAGCCAGTTTGTTAAATTAAAAGATCGTTTCAGTGCAACTATGGTGGAAATCACCACAGTTGCCAATGATGGGAAAAGTCGCTTAATGACTTGCTTACCTGTCCGAAAATTAGCTGCATGGCTTTACTCAATCCACGCCAACAAAGTCCGGCCTGAACTTCGCGAAACAGTCATCATGTATCAACAAGAATGTGATGATGTGCTTTGGGATTACTGGACAAAAGGACAGGCAATAAACAAACGTCTTACGATTACCCCTGAGCAGCAGCATGCACTACATGAGATAGTTGACCGCCGTGCTGGTAAAAACCGCAGCCAACGGGCATCTATGTGGGTACGACATAACAGACATTTTGGCATAGCTAAGTACAGCCAACTTTTATCAATACATTTTGAAGAAGCTAAACAATACTTAGAATCAATCAATGTTGTTGAAAAAGTGGAATCAGATCCTTTACAACGGCTTGAAAATCTTTTAGATCGAGTTTCATCACGTTATCCAGCATTAGAAAACCCTCTGGCTTATGAAATTGCTCAACAAGTAGGTGAAAAGTTAAAGTATCAATCTCCAAATGGCCCTAAAAACTTCTGGATTTCAATTCAGGAAAGTGGTGCTGTTGCAGTACATCAATACACTTCACATCATACACCTGTAAATGTCGTACAACTTCGGGAGAAATTCAATCAACTATGGGATTTTTTACATAAAGATGAGGTACTTGAATTAGGTAAAGTTTTAAAGAGGTTTCCCTATGAACCTATCAGAGGATAAGGGCATATAATTATTTTAAGATGTTCCACCAGAACTCCCCAAATTAAGAAAACCAGCTAGTTAGCTGGTTTTCATTTGTTAAGCACCTTACGAACAGTTAAACGATTTCCCTTGATTTATCGATTACTTTTTTAATTCATGTCTTTTTAACTAAAGCTTTAGCTATTAGATCTATATTTTTGGTCCAATATCTTAAACTTTAGATACTGACTTGGCCTGTAGCCATATTTCCACATTTTATACCATTGGTAAAATTCACTTTTTTTACTAATATTAAAACTACAGTTAATATGATATTCACTATATTGCTCAAAATTGAAATTATTTAAAATAGCACCTATGATTAATGCACCATTAGATATATAAGTATGCTGACCACATATTTCTCCATAGTAATCCTCACACATATGTTTTAACCCATAAGAACCTAACATATTATTATTTATATTCTTATTTTTTCCAAAATATGACATAAACTGCTGAGCATATTCTATTTGTTTTAACCAGTCTGTACTTAAAATTCGGCCTTCAATAAAATGCTGTTCATACTCTATTTTAGACATTCTATATTGACGTTGATAATAACGATCTGAAAATATTAATGGAGAATAGAATCCACAATAACCCAATAATGGGTTTTTTTTCAAAATATCTTCTACTTTCAAATGTAGAATTGAGATATCTTCATTAGTAAACTTAGCAACTGCTTTATGCCATGGGAGTTGACATTCTTTTTTAGATATTAAATCCAGCTCACATGAAAGTTGCGTACCATTTAGTTTTTTTGCTTCTTTAGCTAAAGCTCTAGCACGTTGACTGGTCAATCCTGAAGGAAATACGAAGTTCTTATCAGACATGATTATACGATCCATCTGTGTAGATAAAAATTAGACCACTCCAAAAATCTAGATCTACACTAATGTTGTAAATCATATATACGTACACATCATTACTTAAGGAATGTTCGCTCCGTAATACGGTTGGAGTGACAAGCTTAGTGTGGAAGCATAGATTTATTATGACTATTTTTTTTAAAAAGAAAAGTTTTTTTATTAAAAAAGGAAACCCTCCTAATGGAGGGCCTATCTTATTCTAAAATTCGTATATTTGGTTTTTTCTTAACTATATTTAATGAGTAGAGTGAATCAATGTCTTCTTTTGGTGTTTGCAATAAATTAGATAACTCATCAATTGAGTAACCTAAGTCTTCTCTATAGTATTCAAAAATTTGATCTATAGTTACAGCCTTTTCTTTAGGAAAATCCAACTCTACAGGTTCCTTAGTCCTATAACCATTCTTAGTCATTTGTATCCATAGATACTTTTTCTGGGATGGTGTTAATAAGCCTTCTCGTTCTGCTGTTTTAAGAAGAGCATTCATAGAAACTTTCCAAACCAACTTTAAGGTAGCGAGCTTTTCTAAAGTAATTTTCCCAGTAAGATATGGTCTAATATCTTTTGAAGGCATCAAAAGAGCACTTGCAAAACGGTTAGCCTCATCCTCCATATTTTCTGAAGGGAGTTTATGCATAATTGCATGACCTAACTCATGCGCCAGTGTGAAACGTTGTCTATCTGAGGGCATATTTTTATCAATAAAAATACAAGGGTTTAAACCAGGTACTTTTATTGTTACACCAGACACACCTTCTTGAGAGAAATCGCAATGAAATACGAGACACCCTGCCCTCTCAACATAATCGGTTAAATTCTTTAATGGGCCATTAGGAATTAACCAAGTTCTTCTGAGCAATTCAGCAACTTTTTCAGGAGTTTCATATATATCTAAACTTAAAAAAGGAAGTGGTAAATCCTCCTCAAACTCAATAGCTTTAACTAACTTCATAGAGTTAAATAATCGAATATTAAGTTCAGCTTCAAGTTGTTCAATAGCCCTTTTACCGATTGAAGAGTTCTTCCTGTACATGGGATGAACACTTAACGGTAAACCAAATGGCTTATAGGTCTCATAAAATATTGAAACGGGAAAGTTTAAAACTTTGGCAAGATTTGAAACCATTTCCTCATTAGGCTCTAACAATCCTGCTTCAATTTTTGACAGAGTTCCCTGAGACAAAGAAGCCATTTTAGCAAGAGCTGTTTGTCCAAACCCTCTAAACTGCCTTACTATCCTTAATAACTCAGGATTAAAGGTCAAATTACTCACGATTCACCTTCTGCTTTTTTAAATCCACCGCCAGTGGATTTCCCTTTGAAACGACGTTTTGTTTGATTATCCTTAACAGTATCAAAGTCACTTGTATCTTTGCTTTCGTCAAATTCAACGAATGATGTTTGGCTATCAATTAAACTTACATTCCAAGCAACGGAATTTTTATCTCTAGCAATCATTTTGATATTATCGATTTGAGTAGCAGACTTATTTAAAGTATAGATAACTTCAATACGTGGAATATTACTAGCTATATCAGCTTCAGCTAATAAATTATAATTGAGTTCAGGATCATGAAAGCTTTTAGCCGAATCTGTTTGAACGTTTTTACTTCTTCCAGTCCTATCTGCCAATTTAAAACGAAAAACAACTTGCTGTTGAATTACAAAAAGTACCGTAACACCTTTATCTATAATAAAAACGTCACTACGTCCCATAAATTTTTCTTTGAGTAAATTAATTACAGTTTCCCAAACGAATGTGGCACGTCCGCGTGAACTCCATTTTCCAAAAAAAGGACTTTGCAGCCACAATGACCACGCCTCCTTAATAGCCTGAATAATAGAATTAGAATATGGTTGGATTAAACTTTTAACATGTAATTCTTCAGCTATAGCCATAAAGCGGCTCCAAAATATTTTACTTAACTTTATACACTATTTTTTTACTTTTCTATAGTTTTTTATTCCTAAATTATTCCCAAAAAACATATTAGAACATTTATTAGTCAACAATAGATTAATTAAATGTTCTAATACCAATGTTAAAAATTAAAACTTATATTTTTTAATGTTTATAATCAATGATTTAATAACAAAAAGAGGATCCTTAGATACATAATCTATTAATTTTAAATAATTACATGCATTAGAGAATAATGAATCGTACATTTGCACACTAATGAAATCATCACCAAGCACTTGTTGTGCATATTGGATAGCATCTTTTACACTTACTGGTTCAGGTTCACCAAACAAACCTACATTACTGCTATCTAAAGCCTGTTTCTCTGCAAATTCAGCTAAAGCTTTAAATAACATGCTCATTTTTTTTGAACTGCGGCTATTCTTGGCGAGAAATACGGCGAGCTCCGCAACACCTTCTCCTAGATCCTCAAAAAGCCCTTGCTGCTTTACAAACTCAACAATATCTTGATCATTTTGCTTTGCAGATAAAATGGTATTTGCTGCATCAATAATTGCATTAGCAACACGTTGATCAATGGCTTGCTCCATTCCATCAACGATTTGATCTGATATATCTTGAACATTTCCACGACTTATAGCTTGCGCTTCAATAAATTTAGGCGCAGCAACACCAAGCGCATTAAGCATATTTTGAAGATCTGGTTTTGTATGATCAGCCATCATTTCTAGCAAACGATCATCATTGTACACTTTACTAAAAATTGCGGCCTTGATTCTGTTTATCAGTGCTTGTGTTGGTTTTTTATCTTTCGTTGTGTACTGGGCAGCTTCTGTATCACCTAATTTACTTAAAAAACCTTGAATAAACTTTTGATTACTTACTGCTAATAAATCGCCATCTTCACTCGGGTTAAAAAGAGCCAGTAAATTCTCATCTAAACGTTTAGCATCAGCTTTAGCACGTTCAGTTGCTGTAAAAGACAACTTATCATCTTGGTTAGCATCTATGGCAAATTGAGCTCTATCAATCTCAGTTGTACGAATACGTATCAAGATTGGTTCAGCTATTGCTTGGACCTGCTCACTGCTAAAGCCAAAGTAATCAGCTTCATCAATCAACCATTGTTTATACTCATCTGCGGTACCGCGCTCATAGGCAAGCTTGATTGCCATTGTTCGGCCATTTCCTGATTCAACAACTAAATCATCACCAGTTATCGGTGCTCCCGTGTCTGCCCGACCTGAGCGGCCTAGGCTTTCGGGGTCTAAATCATTAGCAGTTTTCTGTACCCATGCTTGTGAGGATTCACGACTACGATCTCGTGGCTGCAATTCTTGCGGATAATTAGGGTTTTCCGCACCAGTTGCTGTATGAGATGCAATTACTTGATCAATATCAACTAAGGCGAATACAGTAGAAATCTTTTGTCCTTTGGCTGTTTTCACATTATTAGTTCTACCCTTCAAAAGCCCAGTGAAGGGCTGTTTAGGTTTAAAGAAGCTGATCATTTGATCAATTACAACTAATGGATTTTTAGCAATATCTTGAGTAGAAATTAGATTTAATGTTGTCATTAGATATTCTCCGCTTCCATTTTTTGTACTTGATTCAAGAGCTCTGTCACCGCTGGAATAAGAAGTGGATCATTTAAGTCTTTTTCTGCTTCATCTCGAATTTGCTCTAATAACTCAAGATTAACTTTAACCTGCCCTTCAATTACTGAACGGTAAAGTTGATTACCTTCATCATTTGTCGTACTAGGCTGAAGATCTTCAACTTCTGTCGGAGCATTTAGTTCTTTAAATTCTTCATTATCTGAATTTTGGGCTGGCTCTTTATTTCTGAGGCGATCCGCTAAATGTTCATCTGCCCATGCTCTTGAATATTCATAAAATGCTGTTAAATATTCTGGTGAACCTTCGGCACCATTCCAGTTTTTTAAGAATTCACCACGGCGATCTGAAACCCAAGCCATAAAGTCTATGTTGTTAGAATCTTCAGGATTTTCCAAAGTGTCTAACCATGCTTGCATCATTTTGTTTTCAGCTATACCAGCTGTACGTGCTGCTAATACTTCTTCATCTCTTTTTTGTTTAGCTTCATTTTCGGCATCACAAAGTTTTTTTGCTTCTAATTCTGCTTGCTGTTGAGCCAAAGCCTGGTCATCTAGATCAGAAATCCATTCACGTGCCCAAACTACTGCATCAGAATCCCCCTCTAGAGCCTTATTGATACGTTCAAAGAATGCTTGGTAACGTAAACCATCTTCACCTGCCCATTCAGGATCAGCATTTAAACGCTTTAAGTCGGCTTTTAAACGTTCGGCTTCTTCATCAGAAATACTATCTGGTAACTCATTATCGAGACTATTCTCTTTAATGATTACTTCATTTTCTTCAGATTGCTTGGTTAACAATGTATTTTGCAACTGATCCAATTCATTTAATAAATTGGAAATTTCTACACTTAAAGAATTTAATTGACTTTGTTTTTGCTCGAGACGTAGTTCAGCATCTGCTAAAGCCTTGGCCTTTTCTGCTTTTTTAGATTGTAACCGCTTAAAACGATTACTATTTTGGTTAATCAACTTCATAATTCGACCAGCGAGAACTGGAATTGATATTCCTTCTCCCTGATTAGGCTGAATTGCAGCCGTAATATCCCGATTGTTCATTAAAATCTTCCATGAAATTAATGCATCTGCTGGACTAATTTTTTTTGATAATCGATCTGGCTTATGAAAAAGGATTGTGAAGTTTTGACCATCATCAAAATCATAAGTAAGAGCAATTTGAAGGACTTTTTTATGCTTAAAGGGCTTACTTTCCGTAACGTTAACGATTTTGACGCCAGTTTTTGAAAACTGATCCATAGAGTGATGCAAAATTGCAGATAGCTGCTCTAAATGCTGGTAATCAACGATAATAGAGTCATAATGCGCTTCTTCTACGCCTAGACTAGATAAAAGCGTAGGTAACCCATCAAATTTACTTAATAATTGGCTGTGATCATCATTTCGTTGCATATCTAATAACAACTTAGAAGTATCACCCTCATGAGAAATTAAATTGATTCCATCCCATTCAGGTTTTTCAGCTGCGACAACATTTTGTAATTGTTCTAGTTGCCATCTTTGAATCGGTTTTGAACCTGTCAAATTAAATTGTTTTGAAGATAAATGGCGCTTAAGTCCAAATTGATTCGTTTCAATAACATCTGTAACACAAGCATCAAACATACGGCCAAATTGCAGTATCGCTAAATTAGCTGCATGCTGGTCATCGATAGCGCCTAATACCGCAACGGAATCAAACGCATCTATCCCACCCTTTTTGCCTTTTAAATTTACAACACGCCAGAAATCATTTTCCGTGTAATCTTCAGTGACTAAAGCATTAATTTGACGGTAATCACCCTTAATAAACCCAATTGAACAAGCACCACTATTCACCATGGAGTCAAAACCATGTACTAATCGGCTTTGATGTGGTGCGTGTGTTTGAATGAAAATTGATTTAACACTCACAGAGTTATCCTCATTTTAATTTGAGGATATTTTCTCAATTAGGTGAATCTATAAAGCCAATGAGTTCCATAGCTTATTTTAAGTTGGGAAACATTTTGATGAAATTTAAAGTAACAATGGCATGTGCTTTATTAGAGGCATCAAGGGGCAAATTGCCTGCTTGAAGTGAAACTAGATGCTCAATTTCAAATTGGTTTTGATTTCTTGCAGCTTTATCAAAAGCATATATTTTTAATCTCATTAAGTATTCAATTGGTGGCGGCTGAGTACCATCCTTATTAAACATTATTTCTTTTATAGCTTTAGCACTATTCGCAATAGCTGCTTCTTTAGTCTCAATAAATGAAATGCTCAACTCATTTGAAGCATTACCAGTTACATGGTTGAGTTGAAAATGCCCCACATGCACTGCATCGGTTTGGGCATCTAGTAGTGATACATCTACATTATTGGCTAACCAAGCAACTTTGTTTGAATGATCAAAAATTGGAATATTTGCTTGAGCAATTTTACTGTTTGCACGGTACGGGCGAATTTCAATTCCAAAATGGGCCGCTGAAAGTGTCCCTAATGCGTAAAGTTCCTGATAATGTGAAACAGCTCGATCAACAGTTAGACCAGACCACAAGACAGGATTCTTAGCAAAACGTTCTTTAAACGGATTTAAAACGTTTCCAAAACTGTTATTTATAGTTTTATTCTGCGTTTCGTATTCAAAGAAAGCCATTATTCTTCATCCTCTGGAAATTTACGGCTCTTAGCAATACTTTCAGCTAATGTTAATGCTTCCTCATATTTCATACCTGTATCGCGCTCAAGAATGTACGCCATAATATCTACATCTAAATTTGATTCTTTCAATGATGCGATTACTTGTGTTTTAAGTAATGTTGTATTCATTCTTGATTGAGCATTGTTGATTTCTTCTGTAGCTGCTGCAGTTTGGTTTGAATAGTATTCAACTTGCCAAGGGTAATCTTCAGGCTCAAATTGTTCGTTGTAAGCAAACCCCCAATCCAAATGAAGAATTTGATTAATCCCTTCGGAAGCTGCTGTTCGAATGTCTTGTGACCTACGCATGATTTGTGCAGAGGTATGGAATGCTCCACCTTCTCCAATACCACCAGTTAACATATCAGCCCAACCGACCATGCTTGGATCTAGACCAATTCCGCCCATCAGCAAACGGACATTAATCATGAACTGTTCAATATTAATAGGTGAGCTTCGTTGATTCTTGATATCACCTACTGGATTTAGAACTTGTTTTTCATCAAATACCGGAAGCATGTGAAAAGCAGTATTCCAGACTGCTTCACCACCTGATAAAGCATCACGGACATAAGCCTCATGATTTTTAAGCAAACCTTCTAAACCACGGATATAGGCTTGACGTTGTGCTGGCGGCATTCCTGACATATTTACTGTCAAGAACATCTGATTTACGGTATCTGCGATTTGCTGGCTATTCATAGATGCCAAAGCAAGGATTACATCATCATAAATATCTTCAATCTCATAAAGAAATGAGCCGCCTAAATGCGCGGGTAAGATTGGTAGCTCATCTGGATCATCACCCTCCAACATTTTCGTGACAAGACCAGTTTCAACAAGCTCATATTGAGCAATATTGCTCATACGGGGCATTTTGAAACGTACCATTTGGATAGTATTCAGTTTGGTAATAGTTTTTTGCCAATTGCGAGGATCTAAACAAAAAAAGGCGACAGTCTTACTGCCTTGTTCGAAAGGCTGTATTAATGGCGGATATGTATACTCATTACAAACGAGGTCAATTACACCTTTATCTTTTTTCCCATAAATACGTGCATAGGAATCACCGAAAGAAATAGCATCTCGGGCAAGTTTGCTTAAATACTTATTGATAAGCTTTTCCATCTTTACACGGCGCTCATCTAGTTGTTTTTTTAGTTTTTCAGCTGCTGGTCCATTCGCCTTTTTTAACCGTTCTGCGGGCGTAATAAAGACTTGTTGGCCGCTATAAGAATCTCCGCCTAAGGCTGCAGAAACATGAATCCCCATACCCTCTGCGATAGGTGCAAAGCGTAACATTCTCTCCCATTTAGTAAGAATTTCTTTTCGAGTACGCTTCTTATTGGCTTTGGTTTGGTTAGTCCCAAGTGAAAACGGAGCCATAGTTTCATATAGCTGCGCTGTTGCATCCTGATTAGACGTATCGAATTGCTGATCATATGAATTAACATTTTCACCGAGTAACAACGATAAGAACCGAGAAGACATAACTAAGCCAAAATACCTAAATAATTAAGTATTTTGATGACTAATAATTTTTAACTTTTAGATGGGTTCCAAAGTTAATTGGAACCGTACAGATTCCATTAATTAACTGCATGCAATTCTATCTGAACAAATTTCTTATCTAATTAGAGGAAAAGCTCATGGCCGAAGTTAAAGTATTTAATGCTCTGGATATTGAATTAGCTCAAAAAACTCAAGACATCGTCAATGCTCAACGTTTTAACAACCGTCCTGCTTTCAAAACATTAAATCTAGGCTGGGATTTAGAGACTGGGTCGGTAGCAGTAAATTACACATTTGTAGAAGAACCACAAAGTACTGATCAACCTGCATAACATTCTTTAATAAGAAAGCCCCAAAAAGGGGCTTTCTTAATATCTAATAACCTTATGATGCAAAAGAGGTAATATGAACAGGAAGAGTGCCATTAGGCCCTAAATTTTCAATAATCCTTGAAGAGATATCATTTAATTTAGCAGCAGCCGCAAACTGTAATTGTAACTGACCGTTAGAGTACCTACCAAATAAGCCCCCTCTATTTAAGTTATTCATAGGTCCCGGTCTAAACCACGAAGGTAAAGTATTTAATAAGATACCTACATTAGAACCAATGCTCAGCGTAATACCGTTTAATAAATTATCTGCTGTTAATTGATATGTTTGCACAATCCTTGGAACATTTTTAGCAGATATAGCAGACCAGATTAAATTACCTTGCTCATCATATACATCTAAATAACCAGAGATTTTAGTGTAGTCATAACTTAAAAATGAAATATTATTGTTATGCACACTATGCCAATATTTCCCACAAAACTCTGTTCCTTCAGATAGGTTTAAAATATAAAGAGTCTCTTTTGGTAAATCATTACGAAAAGAAGGATATACCAAACTAGGGGTTTGAATAAAACTAGGTGCCCAACCAGAAGATGCACCTATTGAACTAGGTGTACCACCATCTAACACTTGTACAGAATTTACACCTAAATGTCTGTAAGTGTCGCTAACAATAATTTCACCTTTATCATTACTTACTTCAAAGCCAGACATTATCCATACCTATAAATATCAACAGTAAGAAGGGCCAAACCAGATAATGCACTCACTCTTACTACATTAGGTGTATAAATAGACGCAAAAGGCCCACCATGGTAAGCAAGTGTAGGGTATTGCTGAGTCATATTACCTAAGCAGTTTTCTCTAACAATTGCTATATGAGTTTCAGATGTAATACCGTCATAAACATAATCCTTATAATACTCATTAGAACCTAAAGAGATTTCAAAAGTATGTATTAAGTGCATTTGACGATCTGTAACATCAACAACAATCTTCCCAGTTTCATCAAAACATTGTAAGCCTTGTGGCATATTGTCCTCCCAATATAAAGGGCTAGATAACTAGCCCTTCTTCACTACCACAGCCCTAATTTAACCCTGACAACATTATTATCGTCGTAAACCGTAATTAAACTGCCGCTTAAAACCATTCTTGCACCATTGGGGTTAGCCGGATCCTTGTAGGTAGTTAAGGTCCCCAACTCACCAGCAATCGCGCTCAATTTATCGACATTAAACAGTTCAGCTGTTAAAGACTTCGCTTTGAAGTTTGCAGCTGTCAAATTCTTAATAAATACATCACTGTTCATCACAACTTGATTGTCTTGGATTATGAACGGCATATATTTAGTAGAAGAAGAACCAGTTGTGAAGAAAATTCTATCCGCTTGAAAACCTATAGAACTGAGCACAGTTCCATTCGTTTGCTCGCTGACCATAGACATTCCAGAGAACACACCATTATTATCCATTCCCATTACGTACTTACCTTTCACACCATCGATCAAATCAGCTTGTGATTTAAGCTTGATAGCATTTTGGCCGTAAACAGAAACCAAAGTTTGTAATGCACCAGCATATGCTCCCACATCAGTTGTATATGTGGTTTTGAAATTTTCAAAATCAGCAATGTTGTCAGCATCTTCAATATCTATAAAGTCTAGATCCACTTCACCAGCTTTACCGGAATAGTTACCAATGAATACTGGTGTAAAGAAAGCAGCTTTATTAGCAAATGTTTTAGGGCTTAGTAGAGTGCCAGCACCTGCACTTGCACCAGCAGATCGCCCCTTAAAATAAGCAGTACCGGTTATCCAAGTTCCCAACGCTGGTGCGGTACCTGCGACTAAATAGTGACTTGAACCGATATCATTGATTTCAGAGTTATCTTGAGCAATATATTTTGTTTTATTGGCGTTTTGACAGGTCGCACCAACATAAACAACTCCGGTACCACTTACACGGCGGAATCTATAATTAACTCGGTAATATTTATTGTCATCGATAGGCAAAGATGTGAACCAATTTAACCAGGCTTCATCATTACCTACGTTATTACCAATTCTTAATGCATATCCTCCACGACAAGTTGCATCGGCTACTAAACTAAGTTCAGGCTTATTTCCACTTGGAGTTTTTACTAACCAATCTTTTTGCCATGTTTCTAGTACTGATGCCATGATCTTTTGACCATTTGCAGAATACAGTGCAGACATTCTTTCTGTTGAAGATGCGATTGCTTCATTCGTCTTGGTAGACGTCATGTAATCACGCTCTAATGTCGCTTTTGTAGTAGAAGCTATATCCTTGGCAGTATCAGCTATTTCTTTAGCCTTCTCCGATATTGAACGTACTAATGCTTGTCGTGCATTGTGAACGTTAGCAAAGTTTGTAATGAACTGGTTTCGGTCAATCGTACTAGTTACATTCATATTTGCGAATAAAGATGCCAAATATGTATTTAAAGTACTGAATGCCGTGGCATAAGCAGCAGAAGATATACCATAAGTGACTGCCTCAGCTCGCAAGCTTGCATCAGTTTGATAAAGTGTATCCCAAACCAACTTCGCCTGTTTTTTCTCAACTGGTGTGAGTTTATTATCAGCAGCAATATCACTTAACTGAGCCATTGGAACATCCACTTTGGCTTGTGAACCTGCAGTGGTTTCCATCATTGAAGTCACTGTAAACGGCGTAACTGACTTATAAACTGATAAATCTGTTTCAATGGCCGCCGTCCAGCCATCTTTAAAGTAATCTGGCGGATTTGTATGAGTAATAGTGGCCGACTCAACTGTAATTGCTGGGTAAGACCAAGCATCTTTTTTGGTAATTAAGATGCACACCTTATTATTGCTATCTAAAGCTAAAGCTAGACCTTTAGTCGTAGCATTACTTTCATCTAAAGTGATACCAAAAGAACGAGAGGTCATATTCGAATAAAATGGCACTGTTGACGTATATGCATAGAATGCCAAATCCAGATCGAAAATATTATCTTCTTTGTTATTGTAGTTATAACCAGAAATTTTAACCTTGGTCATGTACGCACCAACTGTAATTGGTGTCTTAATAACCAATGTACCCGAAGTCGTGATCGGTTGACGCCAAGTTAAAGGCTTAACGAAAATTTTACCCGCACCTGAACTCAATGGCTGCACACTCATAGCATTGGTATATTCAGAAGTGATTTTCTGTGATGATGCTGCAATTGCACGCTCAACATTAGTATTTGTTATATCTGCATTCAAAATATAAGCGCCGTTCTTACTGTCTAATTTTGAAGACATCTCTGTAAGTTTGGCCGCCCAAGTTTCTTTGAAGTTGGTTAATGTTGAAATAGAGTCTGTGGCTGAAGAAACAAAATCTTGTAACGTCGGATCAGCTGAAGCGTAATCAGTAACATCATATTGTTCAATTTGAGCTAAGGTCCAAACTAACGGTGCAGTAGCTGTTGGTGTAGCCCCACCCGCTACATAAACATGTCCTGCGTTTGAAAAAGTTCCTACCGCACCGCATTTAATCATTCGGATATATGTTTCGAATTTGCCTGTACCCTCAGTACTGCCAATGAATCGATCAATTGCACCTGTCCCCATTGAGTTACCAGCATTAACTAACTTATATCCAATTGGTAGTTTGATTAGATATTTAATGACAAATACAGCATTTGCACGGCCATAAACGAGTTGAACAAATCCACCCCATGTTGGGCTGGCAGCACCAATGGTTTTAATTTCAATTTCATAGGTTGATGTAGTTGGGTTATCAGCACTTTTCGCGACACGAGTAACTGTCACGTTCCCATTGCCGGCATTGTTATAGACAGATACACCATTGTTACCTTTTTTGAAATTTACGTCTCCCTGCAACAATTTTCCATTAGTAATCATCATCGCCAGCATTGTTGTGTTTTCTAATGCGGAACCAAGATTATTTGTACTTGTTTGAAGCTGAGAAATTTCAGTATTTCTAAGTGTAGCTAGATCCTTTGATGTTTGGTCAGCTGTAGCTTTTGTTGTTTTTACTACAGAAGATAAACCACCAGGTATAGTTGCATCATATTGTTGGATTTGCTGAGCTATAACTCCCTTATTAACATCAGCCTTGATAAAAGTATCTTCAACAAATTGAGCATTTTGTTTAAGAGAGGATCTAAAACCACCTTTAAAGTTTGGCGCTGAATTACCCCGGCTAATAAACATATTAGTGATAGTAATAATTCCTCCCGAAGGAGCATTATCAAATCGTAAGCCCAATGGAATAGCGTCATAAGCTGTGGCTTTTAAATCTGATGGGAAAATACCTGTTAGTTCTATTTCACCACTTGCAGCAACAGTAAAAGCTGGTAATCCCACACCATATGTAGCACCATGAAATTGAATAAGACATGTAGCTCCGACTAAACCAGCTGTCGCCGTATATTTGATTCTTGCAACAATCGGATCACCTTTATCAATTGGAATTTCCTTGTGTTTATATTGCAGTTCCCAAACAGCTACAGTTCGGTTTGTACCAGTAGAAATACTTAAATTTTTAGTATCATCACCAAGTAAAATCCAGTTCTCTTCTGAGTAACGTAAAGTATCAAGTTGTGCTTTAAAAACTTTGATTTCCTCAGCAAATACTTCTTTCGCATCAGATCTTGTAATTTTTTCTTGAAGAATTTGTGCGTGGTTTTCTAAAACCTTTTGTAAGTTTCCACTATTGTTTGCCAGACCAATCGGGATACCACTAACTACTTGGACTGCAAGCATGATTTGCTTAGCCCCATTTGGTCCAGTATCTGGTGTTGCATGCAATTCTATACCACGACCTGAACCAATCCCCTTCTGACCAACTAAAATGTATGCATCCCGACCCGTTATTTGATCAAGTGTGAATGGATTGGCACCTAATGAAATTAGTGCATTCTTAACTGGTGCTAGGTTTACCCCAATACTGTCGTAGTTTGTAACGATAACAAAGGTGTCATTTGGAATCGCAGCAATAGCGTTACTCATTGCCGTAGCATTTGCTACAGCTGCATAAGTATCATATCTAGTTGAAGAAGCAATAGAACCATCAGCTGCTAAAACATGTACTGAAAAACCACGAGCTGAAGCTACTGATTTGATTTCACCCTTTAAGTTTTTAATCCCTGTGAAAAAGCCATTCCAGCCACATGAATAAACACGGTAATTGAAAACTTGACCAAGGTCCTGATTTAATTGTTTATAACTTGATTCCAAGTTATTAATAGACTGTGTGGTGTTCTGTTGATTATCACTAATAGTTGAATTAATTTCCTGAAACTTACCATCTACAGCAGTTTTATTATTGTCTACAGTAGATTTTAAAGTCGCATAATTCTCTGCAAGTGAAGTAATCTTCTCACCGTTTTTTTGAACATCCGCTTTAGTACCCTCAATTGCAGAAGCATTAGCTTCAAGATCCTTAATTAGTTCACGAGGATTTTTTCTAAAACCAGTGGCTAACTCACCTTTTTCAAGTTGCACTTCTCTAATTAAAAAGTCAGGAGCAAAACCTACTTGCGAATATAAAATTAAGTTAATATGCTGTAAATTAATAATATTTGTATCAAAGGTATAAGTACATAATGTTTCTTTATCAGTCGAAATGTTATTCCATGTAGTACCAATTTGGTTGTTACTACCTGATGAATCTCGACGGTGTATAATTAATAAAATTTGAGTCTGTGCAGCTGTCAACGACATTGCTTTAAATGACAATGTGTACTTCTGATTCATCTCTAAACCATCTGCCAATGTCAGAGTTTCAATAAACCCTTTAAAGTATGTAGTTGTATTAGTAGATTTAAAGTGCCCCCAAGTAGCACCTTTTGAATCTTTATAAACTTCAAGTAGATTACCTGCCACAGCAGAATTTTGACGCCAATTTAAGGTGCCTAAAGGGCTTGAGAAATCACCATTTTTAATAATATTATCACCACCACTAGTTGAAATAGCGGCTTTGATTATTTTACTTTCCTCTGCAATCGCTTGATTAGTCTCAGTTTTTGTATAACGAGTACTATCAAGAGTTGCTGAACTGTTAGTCCATAGATCACCAAATTTTTGACGAAATTTAGCTTCAAGGGTTTCAGTTGCAGAAGTTATTGCTTGAGCAGTATCTGCTTTAGAAGAGTAATCCTTAATTAGAGTTGAAGTACTTACCTTATCATTTAACGCTTTATTATTACCCTCAAAAACTTCTACCCAATGCACTGTAGTAGTGGCATTAGCATTTGCTGACGAATTTGGAAAACAAGCAAAATTAACAACCGTTGAGTCTGTTCTAGCAATTGTAGTTAAGGTAAATTCGAAAATGTCTTTACTAGCTGAAAAAATAGGCGCATCTGCATTAAATACATTAGCTCCGCCAATATATATACGCAAATTGGCTGCATTGTTCCCTCCATTATCAAAGGTAACTTTTGCTCTGACGGTAACAGTAATACCAGGTGCATTTAAACTTTTTGCTAAGGGATATGATATTTGTACATAACCACCCGTTTTGCTTTTTTCGACATTCCCCCCGACCACAATGTTGTCAAAAGCCTTTCCACCGATACTTGTTTTCAAAGCTTCGGTTGTAGTTGATATTGCGCTATCAACATCAGATTTAGTCATCCGGTCTGAAATTTGTTTAGCCTGTGCTGCCAAACCATTTACAGGATCATTAATTGTTGATTCTAAGTTTTGAGTTTTTTTAGCTAAAGCAGTACTTTCAGTAACATACGTTTGTTTAAATTCATTTAAATTTGCTGATACTTGATCGAATGCTGCATTGAAGTCGTAAGGACTTGCAATCCAATTATCTGTAGTTATGAATTCACCTTTAACCAATACAGCCCAATAAACCGTACCTACACTGTTCTTATCTACAGTTGGTTTGTTTAGCATGTAGAAGTGGACTTCTTTTGCTGTTCCAGCTGAAGTCTTTGTAAAGGTGATTTTGCTGATTACTTTACCTGTTGTGTTGATAACCTGCTGTAAAAACTGACTTCCGCCACCAGCATAAACAGCTAAATTTGAATTTGTGTCACCAGCACCTCGTGTATGCTCAGCACACCACAAGAGCGTATATTTTGCGCCTACTTCCCAGTCTTCACCAAGTTTATAGCGTAGATGAGGATAAGAAACGCCATTGTAAGTTCCTACCACATTAGAGTTAATCAACAAGTTCGTACCAGCTGGGGCCGACTTGTTAAGATTTGCAGATAAAGTATTAGCCTGTTCTGTAACAGCTTTAATCAGTCCAGCTTGTTCAGATACTTGAGAATTTGTGGTTTGTAATGCTTCAGTTGAGGCTTTTTTACTTAATTCAGTATTGGTTATTGTTAGATCATTTCTAAGTTTTGAAATATCTAAACTTTGAGACGATAAAGTATCGCCATGCTTCTTCACTTCAGCTTGAGTAACTTTAATCGCTTCCGCATTAGCATTTAATGAACTTTGAGTATCCCGTGGGCTTTGGCTCCACGCTGTAGCTTTATTACCAGCTTCGATCTGTAATTTTTGAATTGTAGGAATTCGACCTGTGCCATATGTACCATAAAACTCAATAGTCGATTCAGTTGTGCTACCAGTGTGTAATTTAGGAAACACAGTAACTTCAAATTTTTGAAATTCACTTGCTTTGGTGACTGTTACGGATGTTGTGAAGAAATGAGCGGATCCATTAGATGAATATACTTGTACAGTTCCAGCAACCGGTACACTCACTTCAAAAGAAATCGTAACCGGCTTATCTAAATTTTCGTCATAAAAAGCTTTCAACTCTTTGCTACGTTCATACATTAAGTATTCACGGCTTGTTGCTGCTGTGGATGTTCGAGGCGCTTCTGAATTAGCTACGGCGTTTACACCACCAATCTTAATGTTATTCACTGCAGCTGTAATATCAGTCGCCACACGCCCCATGGCGCTATCAAGATCACTCTTTGTAGCTGTTTTCAATAATGCTTGAGCGTTGCTCTGAATACCTGTTTCAGCATTCTGCATTCTTGATTCAAGCTTACTGGTCCTTTCAGCTTCAGCTTCTGTTCTGTTAGTTGCTGTTTTGAATAAATCATTTGCCGTTGCTGTTGCATCATTAGCAGAAGCTAAAGAGTTGTTATCTTCAACAATAATGTAATTAAGCTGACAAATTCCTGTCTGGAAATTGTAGTTTGCAATAAACATTGGGGCATAATATTCAGCTTGTGCTGGGAAAGTACGTGGATTATCAATTGTCCCTAAACCAGTTGCCGCCCCAGTAGACTTACCTTTCATGTATAGAACTACTTCTTGCCACTCACCTAAATTAGGCTTAACGGCCGACAATAAGTAGTTAGAAGATCCCATATCACCTGCAAGGGAGTTTGTAGTCGTTACGTATTTACTTTGGTCTGCATTTTTACATGCAACCCCAAGGTAAATAGTTCCAGATTCCCCAGCTACACGGCGGAAGCGAGCACGTACCCGATAAAGCGTATCTGGATTAATCTTTACAAACTCATTCCAGTGAACCCATGCCTCATCATTACCGGCATTATTCCCAAGCTCAAGAATATAGCCACCAAATGCATCAGCATCTTGAATTACTTTCGCTTCACCCGTGGTTCGCCAACGTGTCCAGTCATCAATTCCTTTTGACGTTACAACAGCACGTACACCCGACGTTACTTGCGTTTGTGACTTTAAGCTTAAAAGATTTTGAGAAAGTGCTTCGGTAGCTTTTACCGCCGTTGTACCTGTTTGCTGCGCCTCTGCTGCATTATCGAAAGCTAGTTTAGCAATGTCATCAGTAGTTTTAAGTGATGATGAAAGGCCATTTATTCTTGTATTTGTATTACTTTCTAGGGTTGAAACACTTTTTTGAACATCAGTAATTTGTCCTTGTACCTTTAAATTTTCTTTAGAGATACTTGTATCAAGTTCACTAAATTTTGAAGTAGTAGACTGTTCAAATTCGGCGAGCGACTCAGTAACTTCTAGAATATTTGCATTAGATTTCCGATCAGCCTCTTCTAGAGCTGCTTTCGTTTGGTCGATGCGTAAAGATAAGGCTTTATCACCATCAGAAACTGATTGAGCAATTGTTGCTAAATCTGACGTTGTTTTAGTTTTATTCGAATTATAGTCGGTTTTTAGTTCTTCAAGTTTTTTTGCTTCTGAAACAAGCTTTTCATCAACAAGTTTTACAGATGATTCAACCTTTTCGATATATGAAGCATTTCCAGTAATTTGATCACGCCATGCTTTTGGAATGGTGTCATTAAGTGCTGTAATGTCCCAGATTTCATAATCAGCAAGGATTACATCCACTGGGTTTGCTGTGCTTGGTAAAGGTGGATTAGTGCCAGCAATAACACGGAAATGCCCATGGATAGCTGCTGGCGCATCATAGCCACACTGAACAACAGAGTAATAAACCTCAAACTTACCTGTTCCTTCCTTATTCCCAAGTACACGTAAATAACCACCCGTACCTGTAGCATTGCCAACTGGTAATAAATAAGTGCCCTTAGGCATTTTAATAATTTGTTTTATTAAAAACGTTTTATTAGGAGCAGCAACAAGAGTTGGAACAGTCGGATACCAGCCACCACCTAGAGAAGCAGTGGATCTTAATAGCATCTCATGGGTACTATTTACTGGGTTATCAGTAGATTTAGCTTGTCTAGTAAACGTTGAACCTGAAGGTACAACATATGCGCTTAACCCCCCATTCCCTGATAGAAATGTAGGATCGTCACGTAAAGGCTTACCAAGTGATTGCATTCGCGCTAACTCAGTAGCATTTAACAAGCTTGCATTAGTGGTATCTAAACTTGCTTGAATTTGATCAGTCTTTTCAGCAACAGATTTACCAAGATCAACTACTGTACGTTCAACATTATTAATTGCCGCTTTGTTATCACCAATTTGAGACTGGGCAGTACTAATTTGTTCAGTAAAAGCTCTATCTTGAGCAGCAAGGGTTTTTATTTCTTCTGAAATTAGGGCATTTGATTTACCCAATTCAGTTTGCATTTCAGCAAACTTAAGCTCAAAACTTTTTGTTAATGCCTCTTTATCATTTGCACGTGCTTCAGCTTCAGCTAGAAAACCCGAATCGACTTTCTTATCAAGGTCAACATACTGGGCTGCAACTTGATCAACTTTTTTAACTGCAGCTTCAGTTTGGTTAACAATAGGTTCAATTTTTTGATTGATGAGTGTATTAGTTTCTTCACCTAATGCTAATTTAGCATCATCAATCATTTGACCAGCTTTTACTAAGTTTTGATCAATGTCTTGTTTTAAGGCGGCTTTAGTTTGATCAATAGCAATTAGAGTATCAGCAGCTTGTTTTTTACGGTCTAGAACTTCTTGATCAGCTACTTTTTTTGCATTTTCTGCGACTAACCTAATTTCATCTGCATCACTTCTTACATCAGCGATGATTGAATCTGTTTCTCTTTTAATAAATCCGATTTTATCATCGAGTTCTTTTTCAGCACGAATCGCACGTTGCTGAGCATCTGCAACCAGCGCTTCATTCGCCTGAATAGACTGATCAATACGTTGATTGGCTTCATCTAAACGAATATTAGCATCACTTACATGCTGCTCAACAATCTGTTTAGTATCAATAATTTCTTGATCAATATAAGCTCTTACTTCATCAACCTTACTTTGCGCAATTTGACCAACTTCTTTTACTTGATCATGTATTTTTTGCACTTCTTCATCGATGTGATTAATACCTTCTTCCAGCAATTTATAGGCATCAGAATCTTTAATATTTTCTATTAATTCTTCTACTTCCTTTATTTTTTCATCAATCTCTTGGCTTACTTGATCTTTATTTTCATCAATTTTTTCGCCTTGTTCTTTTAACTCTTCCTTTAAACTTTCTAATTTATCAAGAGCGTCTTTAAATGCTCCCTCAATAGCTTTAGGGTCAATAGGCACACCTGCAACCGTAAGCGTTGTGCCAACGGCCATACTACCTGCTACAGCACTATTGCCCGCAACTGAAGTATTACCCACTACAGTGCTATTTCCCGTTAATGTGCTATTACCAGTTTGTTGAGTATTAGCTTGTACATTCATTAACGGCGTTTTGATTGAAACGGTTGTGCCAGAATCTACTTTTAAATTTTCTTTAGAGATAAATTCAATATTGTCTTGTCGAATACGGCGCACCCCTACAATCGCGCCGTCTCCGTGACTGACATAACTATGGATTACTGGACGTTCTTCATTACCATTTTCAAAGAAGACATAGACGTCTTCCCCATCCACAATTTGAATTTCTGTATCTAAATCACTATCGCCGACTGGATAGGCAAAAGTTGCTGTAATTCCTTCACTCGCGCCATCAGTTAAACCATGAATGTGTACTTGTGCAGTACGACCTTTTGCGTTGTAACTTAAAATCTTTGCACGTTTTAAACCATTCATATATTTGACCTACAAATTAGCAATCCAGAACTTTGATGAAGTCCCCATTGATCCCCCGATTGCGCCTGTATCTATATGATGTGCAGCAGTTAAAACGACATACTTCTTACTATCTATTTCGAATATATCGCCTGCATTCCAGTTCAAATTTAGTGGTCTAATAATGGTCCCACGCATGATCAAAACTTTTTCCAAGTTTTTGACTTGTCGGGCATCTAAACCAGCTCTTTGCGTCACAGTGTGGCCTGGGGTTATTGAGTCATCACCAACAACCGTTGAACCGTTATTCTCAACTGTGACAAAAGATGATTTTTGCATCAGTTCCAAAGGTTTACTGGATATCCAAACGACACTGCTAGGATCTAGTTTTGTGATAGGTTCCTTTTTGAAGAAAGAATCAATTTTTTGAGCAGACACTTTATTATTTTGAAAGCAAATTACAGCTGCTTCTTGTTGCAGATAATGAGCCAAGCGCTGTGTAGGCATACTACCCTTTAAACAAACAAATTTAGGCAAAGGTAAATCACTGCCCAGACTGATCGTTGCACCACAAGCTCGAATTATTGAATTAAAAGAAGTTTCATTACTAATAATTGCTTGCTTTGAATATTCGATAAGTCTTTTACAACCAGCCAAAATACCAATACATGAGATGCCACCTACTCGCCGATCTTGTTTAACAGTCTGAGTTTTTAGAGGGGTAACTTTGATAAGTTCGAAAGGATGAGATATGTCATTAACAGTAAGTTGCTCCCCTTCTTTTAAAAGGGAGTCTAATTCAGTAGTAGATTGAACTGTGAACTCAATGGATGCGGGAATAGGTACGAGATCAGTTCTTAAAGTTGCACTAATCAGCTCAGATGCTGGAATAATTTTACCCGCAGATACAATGGTGATTTGCATTAACGGTTCCCCAAGTTAAAATTAAAACTCATTGGGGCCATACAAAATGCAAGTTTAGGCAAAGCGTCTTTCTTTTCATTATAGTTCTGTTGAGCTTCTGATACAGATAGCCCATAACTTTCGACTCCGAGCCCACGAGTAGCTTCAACTAATCTAGCTTGCAAAAGATCACAGTGAGCTTTTACTAAAGGTTGGATAATTACGTACTCATCACCGCTAAGTACGATAGTTTCATTCAGTTCAATACTCGTGGTAGCTTTAGTTTGACAATCTAAAACAGCCCATCCGGCATAATATTTTGCCTCATCTAAAAATGCTTTCACGATATCATCAAGCAAAATTGAATAGCCCGATAATTGATATTCTTTATAGAGTTCTTCTGAAAGTTGCTGGATAGAACCAGCAACTACAGCATAACCTTCAGATTCAGGTAATAACTTCATAGCCATTACCCAAATAGATTGCCCAGTTGACGACCAACGCCTTGCACAGCATTTGCAAGATTAGTTGCTTGTTGAGCAGTATTGATCACTTGCTGAACTCGATTAACAAGCTCAGCTGTACCATCAATTTCTTTTTTACCCGGCTGAATACTGCCGTTGGTACCAATGTTTGCGAAGCTACCAAAGTAGTTATAGTCGATTGGGCAAGAGACAGTCATTACTTGAGATCGGCTATCTGAATCATACTCAGCTGACTCAAAGCGAATAGCACAGTTTTCAAGTGCATATGAGCGTGTAAAACTTCCTAATCGGCCATCGTAATAATCACCATGGATGATTCCACCACTAGCTACGACATATTCAGCTAATAATTGATCATGCCCTGCTTCAGTTACTAGGATTTGAAGGTTGCCTGTGTAATGGGTTTTCGGAGGACCAGCAACAATTCCAGTAAATCCACCCGCATATTGAACTTCTGCTGGATCTTCATTACTCACAATTGGCCGTGGGCAACTTTTAAATAAGAAGCGAAGGTCTTCCATGCCACGAGGAACAAACATCCCCTGACACGCTAATAATGGTGAACCAAGTTGCTGTAGAGCAATGGAATCTTGTTTAAGCTGATTTAGTAAAATCGGATTAGATTGTTGCATAATTTTGATGCTCAAAATGCAGATTTATGCAACAAGATTAATGATGTTTTTGCTATTGGTTTTTAATCAGTTCCATTTTAGAAAACTGACTTTATATTAATAAAAAAACCCGCAAAAGCGGGCTATATCACATCTGTTTATAGATAACATCTCGCCTATCTATATCAAGAACAAGAACTACGACTACATCATCCTTGACTTGATATAAAAGGCGGTATCCTGCTGATTTCAGTTTAATCTTATATAGATCAACTGATCCTCTCAGCTTATTCTTCGGTATCTTAGGGTTATCTAGGATTGCTTCCAGCTTACGAATAAACTGCTCAGCGATTTGTGGGTTAAGTTTGTCAAACTTTTTAAGAGCTGTTTTTGAGAACTCTAGCTCGTAACTCATTAATAGATACCTTCACAGTTTCGTCAGTATCAACTTGCTCGGCTAGTTTAATTAGTTCCTGATCTTCAATTAGATCCATCATGCGTTCATACATTGCTGCCGGAACACAGTAGAATTCTGGATTATTTCTATTCAGAATAGCTACTGCTTCGCCAAAAGCATTTTGTACAACTGCTGTAGGATTCTTTTTTAATTCAGAAACACTAGCCACAAATCGACTATGGATTATGTGGTTCATGACGTTTCTCATTTGATGTGTCCTACATCAATTTGTAGCCAATTGATTAGAACCGTCCTCAGAAAGTTAAGTTTGCTACAGGGTTAACTCAATATAAACAATTTGAAGATCTGTTTCAAGACCTGTTTAACAACCACTTAATAGGTCTTAATAAAAAAGCCACCCTAAAAGGTAGCTTTTTAAATCAGCTTTTTATCCAATATTTGGTGGTACTCGCAGAACCTGTACTGAAGGTACACCCCGATACACACCCATGAAGCATATCGTTGATGGCATTGGCTTAGATTGGGCTTCTCAGTTTGTTAAGTTAAAACAAATAGTTAATCAAGTTGTTATGATTTTCATAATAACTGATTTTCTTGTAATGTGCCTAAAATAGAAAGGATCTGATTCAGTACTGGGCAACTTTGTTCTAGCTGTATTTACTGCCGGTGCATAAGCTAAAGCTTTGGACATAATAATGACCCTATTCATTGAATAAAGCCATTATTTACAATGAGGAAAGCTTAGAAGTTAGTTAGTTCCAACTCCACAAGAAAAATATTTTAGTTTTCGATATCTTTATCATCACATTCAAGCCAAAAGACATCTTCAAACTTCTCGCATACACCAGCTTTTTTTAGTTCGGTGTAAATGAGTAAGGCACGATAAACACTGATGTGTTTTCCTGCTTCTGCATCTTTTATATACCTATTAAGCACATGATTATTTGATATAAATCCGCATTGTTTAGCTAATTGATAAACTGTCATACCAGCTTGCTCTCGCAAAGTTGCGACATTGTTTTTTTCAACCATCACGATATACCAAAAAATATTTAGTTCAGTGTATCACAAGAACAATTGCTATTAAATATAATTTTATTAATACTCGCAATTGCTATTAAATATAATTTTATTAATACTCGCAATTGCTATTATATTTAATAGTTGTTATATTTAACTCATCAGGACAGGATATGGTCTTGATAAAAAGAACCCCTTGTACCGATCAAAGTAAACAAGGGGTTATATCCAATCTCTAAGAGGAAATTAGACATGACTACTTTAACTCAAATCACCGTACCTTTCCACAATGCTGAGTTGTACTTGGTGGAACATGATGGTCAGCCATATACACCCATGAAGCCTATTGTTGAGGGTATGGGGTTAGCTTGGCAGTCTCAATTAGCAAAACTGAATGCCAATCCTCAACGATGGGGTATAACGAAAATCGTTATACCTACTCTTGGCGACTTACAGGAAATGGTTTGTCTACCACTAAGAAAACTTCTTGCTTGGCTCACCACCATCAGTCCTAACAAAGTAAAACCTGAACTTCGTGACACTGTCATCATGTACCAAAACGAATGTGATGATGTCTTATGGAATTACTGGACAAAAGGCCAAGTAATCAATCATAGAAAAGCTATCTCACCTGAACAACAGCATGCTTTACATGCAATCGTCGATCGTCGTGCAGGAAAAGATCGAAGTTTAAGAGCCTCTATGTGGATACGTCATAATCGCCACTTTGGAATTGCTAAATATAGCCAATTGCTTTCAATCCATTTTGATGATGCGAAGCAGTATCTTGAGACAATACCACTTCATGAGCTAGGCCCAACCGAAACAGATACACTTAAACGTTTAGAAAACTTTGTAGATAATCTCGCTACACGGTATCCAGCATTAGAAAATCCGCTAGCTTATGAAATAGCACAGCATGTAGGTGAGAAGCTAAAGTATCAATCTCCCAAAGGTCCGAAAAACTTCTGGATTTCGATTCAGGAAAACGGCGCTCTTTCAGTACAGCAATATTCTCTACACCACACGCCCATTAATGTCGTGCAACTACGCGAAAAGTTTAATGGGCTATGGGAGTTTCTTCATAAGGATGAAGTACTTGAGCTTGGCAAAGTATTAAAACGCTTTCCTTTTGAACCTGTGAACTGAAAGGGCATATCATTAAATTAAGACGTTCCTACTGGAACTCCCCTTATATTAAAGCCAGCTATACAGCTGGCTTTCTTTTTAGAACTTATCCAATATTTGGAGGTACTCGCAGAACCTGTAATGAAGGTACACCCCGATCTAGCGCATCTTGGACACAACGATAATCAGGATTATTTGGTTCATAACCAAGTTCACCACGGATATTACCCTTATGTATTGTCATCGGTGCATCAAAACGCCCACGCATAAAACGACCAATAATAATTGTGTCAGTTAATGATTGATTGGTCTTTGTTTCTGTTTTATCAGTTTTTTTCTGATATTGAATACCAGGCGCTTCACCTATGATTTGAGTTGTATTCATGAGTATTTCCTTAATTAAATGGATTATAGGTAAAGCCAAAAAATGACCTTACCTATGAGTAATTAGTAAATACCTAAGCGTTTACCTTTTTTGAATGAACGTAAACGCTTGTTGATTGCATTCGCAGTAAAAGCATGAAGTCTAGCTTTTTTCATTCCAGCTTTTTGTGCTGAAGTTAAACGGACCTTTTGACCAGGTAATCGTTTATTCACAACGGTTTTGACACCTTGACGAATAGCCAGCACACCACGGTAGTGAATTTTTCGCCCATTTACTTTCCGTTGGCTAAATGCTCCATTTCGAGCTTTAATTTTTTTAGCCATTGAATCGAAACCTTCTTCAGTTTCATCTGCTTCACCGAAAATAAACTCACGAACCAGTTCTTCAAGTTCAGGGCCTTCGTCTGGCATATTAGCAAGAACTGTATTGGCTGCTGCTTCTAACGCCACATCAGCAACTTCTGTATCATCACTAAAGATCTCTTCAATATCAGAAGCGTCAACGCCAAATGTTAAGAAAGCATCGGAAAGTGACGCCATCAAAGCGTTTTCATAGATACCTTCTTCATCATCTGCACCATCTAATGCATCGACAATTAATGCGTCTAAATGATCAACGCCCAGTTCACCTTCTTCAAGCTTACCTTCACTGATTGTATCTACCGTATCGGATAGAATGTTCAGAGCAATTTGTCGTACTTGTTCAATCACAGATTGCTGTTCTCGATCAGTACTTGAAACCTCACTTACAACGGTAGAAATATTCTCCGCTGCTGAATCAAAAGCACGTAAAGTTAATGGTTTTTCAGTAGTGGGTCCGAATGGATTCATCTTGATAGATCCTTAAAATTATTTAACTAAAACGTCGTCATCAAAAATTGCGGCACGAGTTGTACCAACAACTCCATGGGCTAAATAGAGTCGTACACGCTCATATGGATAGTCTTTGTCAGGGATTAAACTGAACTCAAAAGG